TGGGCTTTGGACGTAAAGTCCGTAACTTGGTCGACTCAGACATATACAAGTCAATATTTCCTGGAGTTGGACTCCAAGCAGACTCAAAGGCTGCAGGTCGCTGGGCGACTAATAAAGGCGGAGACTACTTTGCTATCGGTGTTGGTGGAGCGGTCACTGGTAAAGGCGCGGATATTCTCATTATTGATGACCCGCACTCGGAACAAGAAGCCGCACTGAGCGAAACTAACCCGGAAATCTACGATAAGACCTACGAGTGGTACACCTCGGGTCCAAGACAGCGTCTCCAGCCGGGCGGCAGCATCATAATAGTGATGACACGGTGGTCTAAAAAGGATTTGACAGGTCAAGTTGTCAAAGCGGATGCCCAAAGAGCGGGTGAGGGGTGGAAAGTTATTGAGTTTCCCGCTATTTTTGAGGATGATGAGCCCCTTTGGCCTGAGTTTTGGAGCAAAGAAGAGCTTTTATCCCTAAAAAACGAGCTCCCAGCGGGTAAATGGCAAGCTCAGTACATGCAAACCCCCACAAGTGACGTCTCGGCGATCATAAAACGGGAATGGTGGCAGATATGGGAGCAAGATGACCCTCCTAGCTGTGACTTTGTCATTCAATCCTGGGATACGGCGTTTTTAAAATCGGAAAGAGCAGACTATTCGGCCTGTACAACGTGGGGTGTGTTCTATCAAGACAATGCGGTGGGCATTCCTAGCGCTAATATCATCCTATTAAATGCATTCAAACGGCGGATGGAGTTTCCTGAACTCAAACAAAAAGCATATGAGCAGTGGAGAGAATGGGAACCAGACGCTATGATTATTGAGGCTAAAGCGGCAGGTTCTCCCCTAATATTTGAGCTACGTGCAATGGGAATTCCGGTTCAAGAGTTCACTCCAAGCAAAGGTAACGACAAAATTGCACGGCTAAATGCAGTGTCTGACATATTTGCAAGCGGTAAGGTTTGGGTTCCTCAGACGCACTGGGCTGAAGAGCTAGTTGAAGAAGTAGCAAGCTTTCCTAGTGGCGAGCATGACGACTTAGTGGACAGTATGTCGCAAGCCCTGTTAAGATTCAGACGTGGCGGCTTTGTGCAGTTAGATTCTGACTACGAAGATGAGAAGATGTCATTTAGGTCACGCAGAAACAAGGGATACTACAATGTATAAGGCAAATTATGGCTATTGAAAAAGGTTTATATCAAGCACCGCTAGGCATGGAGCAGTTAGCCATGGAGGAAGAGCCTATTGAGATTGAGATTGAAGATCCTGAGTCTGTAGAGATTGGCATCGACGGCGAGACTTTATTGCGAATTGAAAAGGGTGATAAAGAAGACGAAGATGAGTTTTCTAAAAACCTTGCGGAGGACATGAACGAATCAGACCTTCAGTCCTTAGCTTCTGATTTGGTTAGTGATTTTGACGATGACGTTAGCTCACGTAAAGACTGGATGCAGACTTACGTTGATGGTTTAGAACTGCTAGGTATGAAATTAGAAGAGCGCTCTGAACCATGGGAAGGCGCCTGCGGCGTGTATCATCCACTCCTGTCTGAAGCCTTGGTGAAGTTTCAGTCCGAGACCATGATGGAAACGTTTCCAGCAGCAGGCCCTGTAAAGATTGAAATTATTGGTCGTGAGACAGCAGAAAAAAAACAAGCGGCGGAACGTGTCAAAGAAGACATGAACTACCAATTAACAGATGTAATGAAAGAATATAGACCTGAGCATGAGCGCATGCTTTGGGGCTTGGGCCTTTCAGGTAATGCGTTTAAAAAGGTGTACTACGACCCTAATCTTGAGCGTCAAGCTTCAATATTTGTTCCAGCGGAAGACATTGTTGTTCCCTATGGTGCAAGTAACTTAGAGACTTCTGAGCGTGTGACGCATGTAATGCGTAAAACTAAGAACGAGTTGATTAAATTACAAGTAGCGGGTTTTTATCGTGATGTCGATCTAGGGGATCCGGTTAATTCACTCGATGAAGTAGAGAAGAAGATTGCCGAGAAGATGGGCTTTAGAGCTACTACTGATGACCGCTTTAAATTACTTGAAATGCATGTCAGCTTAGATCTTCCTGGACATGAGCATAAAGACGAGGGCGGCAAACCTACGGGTATTGCTCTTCCATATGTAGTTACTATTGAAAAAGGAACAAGTAATGTTCTTGCGATTAGACGTAATTATCAACCAAACGATAAAACGCATGCAAAACGCCAGCACTTTGTTCATTATGGTTACATCCCAGGCTTTGGCTTTTATTGTTTTGGTCTTATTCATCTCATTGGTGCTTTTGCTAAGTCTGGTACTAGTATTCTTCGGCAACTGGTTGATGCAGGAACTCTTGCCAACCTTCCCGGCGGGTTTAAGACTCGAGGCTTACGTGTAAAGGGTGACGATACACCAATTAGCCCAGGTGAATTCCGCGATGTAGATGTACCAAGCGGGACTATGCGGGATAACATTCTGCCGTTGCCATATAAAGAACCAAGCCAGACATTATTTGCGTTGATGAACCAGATCATTGATGAAGGTCGTAGGTTTGCAGCAGCTGCAGATATGAAGGTTAGCGATATGTCGGCTAATTCGCCAGTAGGAACAACACTGGCTATATTAGAACGCACCCTTAAAGTAATGAGTGCGGTACAAGCTCGTATCCACTATGCAATGAAACAAGAGTTTCGTCTCTTAAAGAAAATTATTGCGGATTACACGCCTGATGAATATAGCTACGAACCTATCGAAGGTTCACGTCGCGCTAAGAAGTCTGACTATGACCAAGTAAACGTCATACCAGTAAGTGACCCGAATGCGGCAACTATGTCGCAAAAAGTAGTGCAGTATCAAGCTGCTTTACAACTAGCTCAGACTGCTCCGCAGCTGTATGACTTGCCATTATTGCATCGTCAAATGTTGGACGTGTTGGGGATTAAAAACTACGCTAAGCTTGTGCCTACACAAGACGATAGGAAGCCTGTTGATCCTGTTACAGAAAATCAAAACATGTTGATAATGAAACCTGTTAAAGCTTTCTTGTATCAAGACCATCAAGCACATATTGCAGTGCATATGTCAGCAATGCAAGATCCTAAGATTATGCAGCTTGTCCAACAAAGTCCAACCGCACAAGCAATTGGTGCAGCAATGTCTGCTCATATTGCTGAGCATATTGGTTACGAGTATCGCAAACAGATGGAAATGCGTATGGGCATGGAACTTCCACCTGATAACAAGCAATACGAAGAGGAAGGCATTCCAGAGCATCTGGAAGTCAAAATCTCGCAACTCGCTGCTCAAGCAGCGCAACAAATGTTGCAGCAGAACCAACAAGAGGCTCAAGCTCAACAAAACGCCCAAGCGGCGCAAGACCCACTGGTCCAAATGCAGCAGATGGAACTCCAACTCAAGCAAGCAGACCTGCAACTTAAACAGCAAAAACTTCAAATAGATGCAGCAGCTAAGGCTGACCAAATCCGTGTTGAAGAGTCTCGTATTGAATCCCAGAAAGAAATTGCTGGTATGCAAGTAGGAGCAAAGATAGCCAAGGATAAAGCCGACTTAGAAGCTAAGATGGAGTTGGAAGGTTTAAAACTTGGCACAGACATCGCCTATAAAAAGGCGCAAATGAAAGGTGAGTAATGGATAAAACGCTTGAAGTACTGCTTAAACAGTACAGAGATAAGCGCAACCAAATAGCTGAGGCAGTTTCCAGTGGCGCAGCTAAGGATTACGCAGAGTACCGCGCACTTTGTGGTGAGGTTCGAGGCCTTCTCACTGCCGAGTCATATTTACTAGACCTTGCAAAAAACCTGGAGAACGCTGATGACTAACGTCATTGATTTAAATAAAGCAGTAGATTTAGGTGCAGTTTTGCACAAAGAAGCAGAAGAAAAGGCATCACAACTACCTAAACCGCAAGGTTATAGGATTCTTTGCGCAATTCCCGAATCGGAAGAAGCCTTTGATAGCGGCATTATCAAGTCTGACGAAACCCGTCGGCATGACGAGCTGCTTACTACAGTGCTATTCGTGGTGGACTTAGGGCCAGATTGTTACGGTGATAAGACGCGGTTCCCAAATGGACCATGGTGTAAAAAAGGCGATTTTATCTTAGTACGCCCCAATGCAGGTACACGACTAGTTATTCACGACCGTGAGTTCCGAATTATTAACGATGACTCTGTGGAAGCTGTAGTTCAAGACCCACGCGGCATTAAACGCAAATTTATTTAAGGAGTTGGACATGGCTGAATTTAAAGGTGAAGAATTTAAATTCCCTGACGAAATTGAGGATCAGGGTAAACCCGTAGATACACAAGAAGCAACGGACGAGATTGAGTACGTTGTCGAAGACGATACACCCCCTGAAGATAAAAATGCTAAGCCCTTACCCGACGAGGTAAAAGAAGAGCTTGAAAAAGACAACCTTATGGATTACTCCAATAAGGTAAAAATGCGTCTTGAACAGATGAAAAAGGCTTGGCACGACGAACGGCGTGTAAAAGAAGCGGCTGAAAGAGAGCGGGAAGAAGCTATTCGCTTTGCCCAGCAAGTCACACAAGAAAATAAAAGACTTAAATCTACACTTTCTGAGGGTGAAAAACAGTACGTTTCAACCATGCAAAGTGCAGCGGAAACCGAAGTAGAAATGGCAAAACGAGCTTATCGCGATGCTTATGATTCGGGAGATCCAGATCGAATTGTTGAAGCTCAGCAAAAATTAACAGAAGCTAGCTTAAAACAGGATAGAGCTAAAAACTTTAAACCCTCTTTACAAATTCAAGAAGATGATGTACAAACGTACCAACAAGCGACTCAGACTCAAGAAAGTCCGAAGATCGACCCGCTAACTTCCAAGTGGCTTGAAAGAAATACTTGGTACGGGCCTGATGAAGAAATGACTGCTTTGGCTTTGGGTACGCATGCAAGACTTGAAAAACAGTTTGGAAAAGGTTATATTGGTACCGAAGAGTATTTCAAACGTATAGATGACACTATGCGCAAAAGATTTCCCGAGAATTTCTCGGAAGAAACAGAAGTAGAAACGCAGGCTGGGGGCGACAAGCCCAGTCAGCGCACTGAAGCCAAGTCGGCACCAGTAGTTGCACCAGCAACGCGGAGCACAGCGTCAAAAAGAATTGTGCTAAAAGCAAGTCAAGTGGCTCTTGCCAAAAAACTTGGTTTGACCCCTGAGCAATATGCTCGTGAAATGCAAAAACTGGAGGCTTAAAAATGACTACAAACAAACTTGCTCGCGAATTAGATACTCGTGCAACAAGCGAACGTCCTAAGCAGTGGGCGCCAGCAGAATTGCTCCCTGAGCCAGATAAACAGGCTGGGTATTCGTATAGGTGGATTCGTACTTCAACCCTTAATCAGGCTGACCCCCGTAATCTCTCTGGAAAACTAAGAGAAGGCTGGGAACCTGTAGGAATTGAAGAACAACCCAAGTTTCAACTGCTAGTCGATCCCAATAGTCGTTTTAAGGACAACATTGAGATTGGCGGATTATTGCTTTGCAAGACTCCAGAGGAATTCGTTGAACAGCGTAATAAACATTACCAAAAACAAGCCGAAAACCAAATGGATGCTGTAGACAGTAGTCTTATGCGCCAAAGTGACCCAAGGATGCCGCTCTTTAAAGAGAGCAAGTCCACGACGACCTTTGGTAAAGGTTAATTTAATTTAGGAGTTTATTATGGCTTATCCAACCGTAGACGCTCCGTACGGACTAAAACCAGTCAATTTGATTGGTGGTCAGGTCTTTGCGGGAGCAACCCGTCAAATGC